CCGCAATCTCCCGAAGCCTGTCGAGTGTCGTCATCTGCGCCTCCTCATCGCGTACCTCGGCATCAAAAATGTCAAAGATGGGCTGGTACTGCCGACCATAAAGAACCACGAGCCGCGCGGCCAGCATCCGGGCGTGCTTTAGTTCCTGCAGCGTCGGGTTCCGATTGAGACGCTCCGCGCGGACGCGAACGAACAGATCCGCAGTCACGCCGGCGACCATTGCCGCGGCCGCGCGGTATCGGGGATGCGAAGGCGCCCGCGCGCCAGTGTGTGCCGCGGCGCGCCGTCGTCATTGACGTCGAGACACATCCACGGCGCCCGGCCGGCGATGCGGTCGACCTCGGAAAGGAACAGCTCGAGGTCGGTCGGCGCGACGCCCGATCCCCAGATGGCGAGGCGCATCGCGGCGCCGCGAACGGCATTGCCAGCGGCCAGGTAATTGCTGATTTGCCGGATCGCGTAACCTTCGGTCCGCGCGCTCAGCCAGCGCTCGAGCTCGCGCGGCCTCGACGCAATGAACGGATAGACGTTGACCTGCACCAGCGAGCCGAAGCCCCAGCGGTGGGCGAATTTCATGTTGCGCAGCGTCGTCGGGTCATCACGATCGCCGTCGGCCAGCGACGGGTTCTTGCCGGCGATCGCCAGGCGCGGGCCCGACCCCCACGCGCGGACCATCGTGAGACGACAGTCACCGACGATCTCGGCCTGGCGCAGGATCGGCTCCGGCGGCAGGCGGAGTGGCCCGAGCTTGACGTCGAGCGGCAGGGCGAGCTGGGCGCTCATTTTTCCGCGCCTCCTCGGGAAGCACCGCTCAGGTCGACCGGATGCACCGTGACGACCCGACCGTCGCCGGTGACCACGAACGTCAACCCGTTCGCTACCAAGCCCGTAGCGTCGCCTTTAACCGGCACGCGCTCGGAAGCCCGATCGACGATCGAGGCGATCTCCTCGCGGATGGCGGTTACGTCGACGGCCTTCACCCGCTCGAGATATCGGATGACGGCGTGGTCGGTGACATCCCATCGGCCACGCGTACGGGCGCGGAGGATCTGGGTGATGCGGGCGATGCGCGAGTGCGCGATCGTCTGCTCGGATGCCTTGACCTGGGCTACTCGGCCGAGATCGACACGCAGGCTGGCGAGCTCATCGTTCGACATTGCGGGGAATGTCGCCAACATCGGATCATCGTCTGCGAAACGGAAGCGCTTGCTCATAGCCGAGCTCCGATCGGCAGCCGGCGCCACCCTATGAGGAAACCGTCCCAGGCGCCCGCGACGCCGTTCTCATCGCGCCAGAAGCGCGCCATGTCATCGAAGCTCTCGAAGCCATCGCTGACCGCGAACGGCTCCGGCTGTATGGGCAAATATTCGGCGCCGGCGCGCACCCAATCGCCGAGGTGCTCGACCACGCGATAGAGCATGACGGCGGCCTGTTTGAAGTCGATCGTCACGCCGAGGAAGTCGGTACACGTCCGCCGCATGATCAGCCGGCAGTGCGCGGTCCGCATGCCGGTGTAGAGCTGTAGCTCCTCGCCAGTCCTGGCGTGTCGACGTCGGCGGCCGCGGAGCGTGTGCTCCTTGGAGCCGTCCTCGATCGCGGGCGCGAAGCGGGCCTTGAACGAGTAGGCGACCATCACGCCGCCTCGCGATAGGCGGCGAGCATCTTCAGGCGCACGTCGACGGAGTGACCGTTGCGATCGCGGTGGAAAGAGGCGTTCAGCCGCTCGGCAATTGCAGTGACGGACAGCCCTTCGGTGCGCAGCTGCTCGAGGAGGCGGTCCTCGGCCCCATCGAAACGCCAGATCGTCCTGCCGTTGCGGCGATACGACGGCGTTGGCGAATAGCGAAGCTGGCGGTCCCATAAACCGGCGAGCATCATCCGCCACTGGATGGTCGCCGGGTGGCGGTTCATCATGCGCGCGACCTTGCCAGGGGTCGGCTTGCGCATGCCCGCGACGAGCTGATGCATCACTTCGATCTCGGCGTCGGACAGCCGCCCGCGTTTTATGTTGTCGAGTCTCGCCATCAGCCACCCTCCAGCGCCATGCGGCGGAGCAGATTGTGGACGTCGGCAAATCGGGCGTGGCCCAGCCACGCCGGCAGGAAGCGCTCAAGCCGGTCGACGTCGCCGGCGCGGCGCCAGGCCGCGATCTTGCGGCGCGCGCGGGTCACGCTTTCCTGGCGGAGCAGCTTGTGGTGCGTGAAGATCCTGTAGCCGAGGAAGTTCACGCCGCGCGTCGACGGCGCGATATGCCATTTCGAGAAGCGAAGGCCGAGGCGCTCGCGCGAGAAGCGCTCGATCTCCTCCTTCAGGGCGCGCAGGTGCGCCGGCGATCGGCCGAGGACGACCACATCGTCCATGTAGCGGCACCAGTACGGCTCGCCGAGCGTCTGCTGCAGGAGCCGATCGAGCGTGGCGCCGGCGTAATAGTTGGCGAAGATCTGCGAGGTCAGGCTGCCGATCGGCAGGCCGATGCCGTCGCGCGGCACCAGCTGCTCGATCAGCGCGCGCGTTGCCCGGCAGGAAATCTTGGCATCGATCAGCCGCCAGAGCGTCGCCCGCTCGATCGAGGCGAAGTAGCTGGCGAAGTCGGTCTTGAGAACCCAGACCGGCCCGGTGGCCTCGAGGCGCCGCAGATCGGCTTGCAGTGTCCGCACCCCGGCGTGCGTGCCCTTGCCCTTCCGGCAGGCGAAGGCGCGCGGCAGCATCGCCGCGTCGAAGATCGGGCCGATGACGCGGCAGATCGCCTGCTCGGCAACCCGGTCGCGGAAGGGCAGAGCGGCGATCGTGCGGCGCTTCGGATCGTAGACGGTGAAAAGCGACGGCCGGCCCGGGCGGTAGCCGCCGGTCCTCAGCTCGTCCGCGAGGAGCGCGACGTTGAGCGCGTCGTATTCCTTGAACTCGAGGAATCCCGAGCTCAGCCGCTTGCCGCGGGCGGTGAGCCTGTAGGCCGCGGCGACGTTCGCGGGATCGGCGATCGCGCCGATGAGATTGCGGGCGCGCTTTGTCATTGGCGCTCCGCCGGCCGCAGCGGCGATGCCGGCCGCAGGTCTCGAACGCTACGCCCCCGCACATCTTTCGATGTGCAGAACTCAAAAGACGCAACGCCTACGCCCTGTTCTGCCGGACCCTGACGGGTGTTCGCCGAAGCCGGATATGCGGGCTGACCACCGATCGTAATCGCGCTCCTTGCGGGAGCCGTGGCCGGCCGGGGCAACCGTGGTCGGCCCCGAACCGTTCCCCGCTCGGACACGACAGTCCCCGACAAGAGGCGAGGACGGCCGCAGGCCGGACCGGGAATGGAAAGATCAAGGTCACAGCGGCCGCGGGCCCCGATGTTCTCGTTCGAGTTGTCCGGCCAGTTGTAGGCGACGTTCGCCTGGCGCGAGCCGGCGTTGTCGTCGTTCCACCAGTTGCCGCCGAACAGGGACGCCCGGGGCATGACGCTACCCCGCATACCCGCCGGGGGCGGATATATCCGCCCCCGAACCGTTGAAGAGAGGCGCGCCCGGCGCTTGCGCCGGACGCTTGTTTGGAGGGCCGGCCAGTCTGGCGATCCACGCGCCGAGCATCCGGCCGGCTTCGACGAGCAGCGCCAGCGCATGCTCCTGCTGGCGCGGCGTGATCATGCGCACCGAGGCCGCGAGGCGGAGCAGCATGCGCAACGTGGCGAAGTCGGCATCGACGGCGTAGAGCCGCGACACCTGGCGCGACTTCGCCGCGTGGTAGAGGCCGCCGACGGGCGCCAGCAACTGCGCGACGAGGACGTCCCGCACAGCGCGATGCCGGCGCGGACAATTCTCGATCGCCTTGTAGACGTAGCTGACGACGGCTTCGTAGCGCTCGACGATCCTGAGGCCGTCCACCGCTGCCCTGCTCCCATCGCTAACCGTACTCATGGCCGGCACGCCCTTCCGTTACGCGCCGCCGCTTTCGCGGCGGCTAGACAGGCTGCAGGTGGTCACAGCGGCCGCGGGCCCCGATGCTCCCGTCCGAGACGCCCGGCCAGTCGTAGGCAACGCTCGCCTGGCGCGAGCCGGCGAAGCCGCCGCCCCACCAGTGGCCGCCGAACAGGGACGCCCGGGGATCATCCGGGTCGCCGTCATGACCCCATTGCCAGACGTTGCCGGTTGCCTGCATCAGACCGAAGCGGCTCGTCCGCGGAGCATCGAGCCCCGTCACCAGCGGGTCGCTGCCGATCGCCGTCTTCTCGGTCACACCGTACGCCGCGACGCGGAACTCGTCATAGGAGAGCGGCTGCTTGCCGTGATGGGCGAGCACCGCGACCGCCGTCGCGTAGTCGAAGCGGGCAAATGTGCCGCGTCCATCGAAAGCCTGTGGCGGCGAATTGCCGTCGGCGATCACAGCGCCGAACCGGCTGGTGCCGGCGAGGTGATCCTGCGCGAGCGGGTAGATGTCCTTCCAGCTCGGCCCGACGATCGACGGAAACGGCACCAACGCCGGATCGACGTAGGCCATGCCGCGCGGGTCGGGCGCGGAGGGCCGGAAGCCGACGTCCCACAGCGAGAAGGGGTTAATCGCCGGAACTGCGTCGCCGCCGGCGCGGGCCGGCGCGTTGCCTCCGGGCGCAAAGTGGAAGCCGCCGAAGACCTCGGGGTCGGGTGCACCGTCTGCCTTGACCAGTTCCGCAGCGGCGGAGCTGGTCCTGACGAAGTAGTCAGCGCCCGCCTCGAGCTGCAGCGCGTTCGTCACCTCGGTGTCGACATCGAAGGTCGCGTTGCCAAAGCTCGTGCCCGCCCGGATGGCGAGAACGCCGCCCGTCATGAAAAGCGCTGGGGCGCGCGTCACCTGTTTCACCTCGTCGTCCATGGAAAGCTCACCTCCTAGTTTTGGTTTTCACGGAAAGAGCAGATCCGTCGCCGCAACCTGTCCCGTCGCGGGGAAAGCGATCGCGCCGCAGGTCTTGAGATCGGCGAGCGCGGCGACAAAGCCGCCCGACTTCACGTTCTGGTATCCGACGGCCGCTGCCAGGTCGGCTCGGCTCATGCCGTTCGGATAGGAAGCGATCAGCGTCGCCAGCATGCGGTCGGCAGGTGTGCCGATGATCGCAGCGATGCGCCCGGCGATTGCCTCGGTTGTCAGCGGTGCGTCCGGCAGGTTGGCGCGCGCTCGCCCGTCTTCGGTCAAGGCAACGGCGCCGCTGGAAGGAATGAGGATCGCACCTTGCGCGTTGAGCGCGCCAATCCCCGCGACAAAGCCGCCCGACTTCACGTTCTTGTAGCCGACCATCATGGCGAGGAACGGCCGAGGCACGACGGTTAACCGGATGGCCTCGGCTTCAGCAAGGGCATCCAGCATTCGCTGTTCGAGGGATGCGTTCGCTGCAGGCGATCGCGGCGGCGTGTCGAGCGACCTGGAGACGGTGGGCTCGCCTCGCGGGGTGATGGTGAATGGCTCATTGTGCTTCACCTTCACGCTGACCGTGACGTCCTGCTCGAGCAGTTCGGCGATCTTTTCCGTGAGCTGCTTCGCGCGCTTGCTCAGCGCCGCTACTTCCCGATTCCGCTTCTGGGCCTCAGCCTCGATCAGTCCAACCGCCCGGTTCGTCGCATCGGCCACCGCTTTCTCGATCGCCGCCTTGTCGACAGCCGCGCCGGCCGCACTGAAGAAGCCGCTCGCGTTGATTTCCACGATGAACTTCATCGCTGTCTCCAGTTGCTTCTTGAGGACGTCGATGGCGGCTTTGCTCTGCTTCGCGGCCCGCGCTTCCCCGCGCGCTTCCGCGTCGGTGATCGCCTTGGGGCTCGTCGCCTCACCGCGCTTGCTCGATGCGGCCGGCGCATCCCGCAGCTGCTTCTTCAGCGCGGCGACCTCCGCGCGCAGCGCCTTAGGGTCGTTCGCCTTCGTCTCGGTCTCGATCGAGGCGAGCTTCTCCTTGAGCGCGCCGACGTCGAGCGGCTTCAGCGTCGTCGCGCGGATCTTCTCGCCCCGCTTCGGCGTCGCCGAGGAATCGTAGGTCGCCTTCTTCGGGAACATGACGTCTGGCGTCAGCACGCCATGGCCAGGCAGCCATACCAGGGCGTGACCCCGCTCCTTGCCGGCAAGCTCGCCGTGGATCTGCTTCCACTGTCCCTTGTCGGCCTGGCCCTCGACCCAGTCGCCGATCGCGTCGCGGTCCTGCGAGCTCGTTAACTTGAAAATCACCAGCCCGTCGACCTGGCTAAGCACGTCCTTGGAGAGAACCGCCGGCCGCTGGGTGATCAGCCAGGGAATGAAGCCCTTGACGCGCCCGCGGCGCACGATGGTCTCCATCATGCCGAGCAGCTTGGCCGCATCGCCCTCCTTGTCGAGCAACCGCTGCGGCGCCCACATGTCGGCCTCGTCGAAGACGAGGTGCAGCGGCTCGCCGTTGACGCGCCGATAGAGCGCCTCGAGGAAGGCCAGCATAAAGCGGCGCTCGGCCGCCTTGCTGCCGAGTTGCGAGAGATCGAGGATCGCGCTCTCCGCCATGCCGGCGAACGTCTCGCCGATCAGCGCGCCGGAGTGAGGCGTGATCGGCAGGTCGCCGTGCGGGCCGCCGAAGATGGTGATCGGGAAGGCGGTGCCTTTGCCGTCCGGCGCCGCGCGCAGTCCCCACCACACACCGAGCGGATCGGGAATGATCGTCCGTCGCTCGGCGGCCAGCAGCTTCTCGACGAGAACGCCGGTGCCGTAGGTCTTGCCTGAGCCAGCGGTCCCGACGAAGCCGAGGCGGTCGTCGAGTGCTTTCTGCGGGACGGGATTGGCGGCGCTCGTCATCTTGGCTTTCTCTTTTCGGCGAAGAACTGAAGGAGGTACGCAAACGCGACGGCGACCACGATCTCGAGCATCAGCTCGCTGGCGAAGAAAATGACGGGGCCGAGGGTCGCCAGCGCCGGCGTTACCGAAAGCAGGGCATCGAGAAACGCCTCCTCGGCGAGAACGATGGCGGCCACCACGGGGATGAACCCCGGCCACGACAGCACCGCTGGTGGCCGCCGCGTCGTCATGCGTGCGCGGCCTCTCGCGTCTCCGCCGGCGCGAGCTCGACGGCAAAGTCGATCAGGCCCCGACGTACCTTTGCACTCTGGATGGCGGAGAAGGCCCGGTTGAGCCGCACACCGTCGGCGCTTGCCGCAAACTTCGTGAGCTCTTCGAGCTTCTCGCTGATGCCGCCGGTCGCGCCAGCAGTGACTTCGGGCAGCTCCTCGAAGAAGAACCCGACCGGGCACTGCAGCGCCCGCGCCGTCTCGACGAGCCGGCTGGCGCTGGTGCGGTTCGTCCCCTTCTCGTACTTCTGCACCTGCTGGAAGGTGATGCCGAGTGCGTCGGCCAGCTTCTCCTGGCTCATCGCCATCATCATCCGGCGGAGTCGGATGCGGTTGCCGACGTGCAGGTCGACAGGATGCGGGATTTTCCTGTTCGCCATGTTTGCTACTCCTTCTTCTCGGTTGCGCTCACTTGTGCGCGGCGCGGCGTTCCGCCTCGCTCTTCGCCTTTTCGTCCCAGGCCCAGGCAGGAAGCGTCACGAGCAGCGCGTCGCGCACGATCTCGAACGTCGCCGGCTGGCCAGTCAGCTTGCATGCTGGCCACCGCGCGTGCGGCGGGAGCGTGATGCGATAGCCGCTCACCTTCTTGCTCCGGGGAGACGCCACCGGCCGCATCTGGAACAGCCCGTTCGGGTTGCCACTGAGGCGCAGCAGATGCTTGTCCTCGACCTTGCCAAGCTCGACCGCGAGCGTTTCCCATGGGCGCTTCTGGGAAAGTTTTTCCATGAGCTCTATGCCGATGACGACGAACAGGCGCGACGGGGCGTCGCCGCGCGCCGCGACGCCAATTCGCAATGGTGCGTTTGCTTTCGAAGCCGCGGGGGGGGGGTAGCAGTTGCTCGAAGCTCATTTTCGTGTGTCCCTCAGATGACCATGCGTAGCGGAAATGCCCGCGGCGGCGGGAGCTGCTCGAGCGGCGCCTGATGCAACTCAAACAATGCAAGCTGGAGTTCCGACTGGTCCGCCGCGCTGCGTGCCGCAACCTGGGCGACGAGCACCTGCACTTCGAGCCCGTTGGCGGTGCGGCCTTTCCAGACTCGCGCGCAGATCTGGGTTCGACCATCGGCGCCCGCCATCTGGACCAGCTGCGCCGTCGGCTCCATTTCAATCTTCATCGCGACCCCCTTCCCTTCTCGCTTCAGACGAAATTGTCGCCATCGACCTGGCGGCCGGCACGCGTGACCTGCACCGAAGCGCGGTGCGACGGATCGCCAAGGACGGCGGCGGTGATTTCGGCGGCGCTCGGCCGCGGCCGCAGAGCCGCGACTAGGTCCTCGATCGCGCGCCAGCGTCGCGGCTTGAAGGGAACCAGCGGCGGCCGCGCGGGTCGCTCGGCCAGCACGATGTAGTCGCGCACCGCGACGTCGAGGATCAGCCTAAGCTGCGTCTCCACCAGGAGGGCGGCGCCCTCGGCGCGCCCGGCGACGATCGCGTGCACGAGCTCGTTCATCCGGATCATGACCACGGCTTCCCCGAGGTCGCCGGGATCTTCGCGCGGGATGGTGCCGCGCTCTCCGCCCTTCCACGCGGCCACCGCCGCAGCAACGCAAAGCGTCGCCATCTGGTCGACGTCCAGGCGGTGCTCTTCGCCGGCCGCAACAAGCGCGCGATAGGTCCGCGCCGAAACCATGACCTTCATCATGCGGTTACTCCTGAAAGGGGACGCGGGAGGCGCTTGCGGAGGCTTGGGGGCCAGGCGCCTCCCGCTGTGCCGCCGGCGCCGGCGGCATTTCGTTATCGGCGCTATCGCTCACCGGCGATGCCCTTCGTCGGCCGCCGCTTTCGCGGCGGTTCTACAAGCAACAGGTGGTCACAGCGGCCGCGGGCCCCGATGCCCCCGC